CACCGCCCACCACCCCTCTCTACCCTCTTTCCCATATCCAATACCACCTAGGGCGACTACAGACAGGATAATCATAATCCATGAACTAATAGGTAAGAAAAACATTATTCTCCAATACAGGTCTTGTACTCTGCCTGTCTTCGTTTAACCAAGCCGGGAAGTTCTTTACCGCCAGCTTTAGTCCATTTCAGTAATTCTTTGCAAGCACCTTCGTAGTCGCCAGCATTGAGCTTTTTATTAAGGGTTGAAGTGCAGAAAGCACCAGACCCCACATTATAGGTAAAATCAAGATATGCATCATATTCGCCTTGGTTGATTGGAACTCTGATACATCGAACCATCCTTTGTGCGTGTTCATCCGCACTTTCAGATAGTCGTTTAAAGGCTCTTTCAGGGGTTGTGGTGTCACTCATTTTGACTCCCGTAGTCTCCCCATAGCCAATCGTTGGGATACCTGTAACGTCTTTATAAGCCTCGCTACGGTATCCTTCGTGTGCAGCTATACCTAGTAGTGCAGCAGCAGAGATTGTAAGCCCTGCAGCCCATTTACGACCCTTATCAGACATCTTTTTGAGCTACTAAACGTGCTATAAATGCTGCACAGCAAAAAAATCCTGATAGTGATGCAAACAAGGCTCTTGGAATACTATCGCCAAACATTGGTAAAACCACTTCTCCAGCGGAAAGAAGACCTGCGACAATCATGAACTTAATAGACCATGCTTTACGTAGGATCTCTTTCCAGTTCGGATAGAGCTTAAAACCGTTAACTAACAGTCCCATTTCTTTAATGCCAAAGCTTTACGTGTTGGTCTGCCTTTATCATCCTTCATAGGACCAGCTACACCACTCATACGGGCACAAAAGCTTTTACGTCTACCAGCAGCTTTAGGGGACTTTGCAGCCTCCTTTGCGGACACCGGTGGCTTAAGCTTTGAACCTGTAGTTTTGTTGTAATAGTCTCTACCTTTTTGATTGAGACCACCTTCAGGGTTCTGATATACTTTCTTAACCATTAATATTTCTTCTTAGCAGTTTTAGCAGATTCTTTAAATGCTTTAGCTGTAGGTGCACCTTTGGTTCCAACTTTACGCATCTTCTCGCCAGAGCCTTCAGTGATTCTTTTACGCTTTGCAGCGATATTGGCATACAAACCCATTTTAGTAGCCACGTATGGATCCCATCTTTTTAGCTGGTTTAGCTTTAGGGGCTGTCATGTTTTTATTAGCTTTAGGTTTAGCCATTCCTGCTTTGCTCATAGCAATTGCTACTGCTTGCTTCTGTGGTTTTCCATGCTTCATCTCTGTACGGATATTAGATGAAATAGTCTTTTGTGATTTACCTGATTTTAATGGCATGATTACTCCAATGTTAATAAATACAAAGTTTCAAGATACTGTCCAACAATCTCATCAATGATGTTTTGAATAGATGTATCTTCTTTAGGTGCTGCTTGATAACGAGCTTTTTCGATCCAGTCTAAATGCTTGGACAGAACTGTGATTGCATTCTCAGTGTATGTGTCTTTTTCTTCTAATGTCGGAACTTCGATACGACCGTTACGTCCCTGATATTTCTCTACTAATGAATCAGTCAATTCTAAGATGTTGTCATAGAACTCATTGAGTGTCTTGTGATGTGAAAAGCTGATTGTGTTCCAGTGTTGACGATGAGCTGTGTCACGGGAGAGAAGCAATAATGCAATGAGTTTACCAAACATAATAATCCTTATAAGTGCTTTATCAGCCAGTCTTTAAATAATGTTAAGAAGATGCCAATACCAGAAGCAATGAATGCAATGCCGCCTAGAAAGCCCTTATAACGAGTCATCTCGTCTTTAATGTCGTGCATTAATTTCAACATCTCTTCATGATTATCTTGAAGGTTATTTACTTTAGTTTCTAGCACGGCAATACGTTCTACATTATCAGACATGATTATGCAGCCATCTCAACCCAAGAGGTTGTAGCTTCGTCCCATGTAAATCCTTTACCTTCAACAACAGGCATGGCGACAGGAGCTTCCCATGTCCATGTAGACTCGTTTAATACCCAGCTTGCAAATGGCTGTGGTGCGTAAAATACATCGTTTTGTGCATCGTATGTATAGCCAATACCAGCGTAATTGCCACGCAAAGGTGTGCCGCCTAATGTGTGTGTATTAGCAATAGTGTTATAGCTAGTTTGAATCCAAGCACCGGGCGAGGAATCTACGAATGTTGTAAAAAATTCAGGCTCAGCAACAATAACTTGCGTAACCTTTCCGTCTACTACTTTTGCAAAATGGCCCATGAATTTCTCCTTTAATTAGGCTGTATAAGTACCGCTAGTTGTATAAGTTAATACTTTATTGCTTCCAACGGTGGTAACTGTTGGAGAACCTGTTGTAGTACCTGTGTAACTGACTGTAGGAATGGAAAGAATGACTACACCAGAACCCCCACTACCAGAGCTTCCAGAACCACCGCCTTGAGAACCTCCGCCACCACCTCCTGTATTGGCAGTACCAGCAACTCCACTTCCGTTACTACCAGCGCCACCACCGCCAGAGCCACCAGCGCCACCTGTATAACCATTATTGCAACCACCGCCACCGCCACCTGCATAAGTCACAGCAGAACCTGTAATTGAATTGGATGCCCCTGTTCCACCAGCACCGCCACCAGAGTTTGTGCCAGCGTTTCCACCTATAGCACCTGCACCACCTCCACCGCCAGCGCCATAAGAGTTTGCATCTACTCCATTGCCTCCAGCGTAACCTTGGCCTGATGTGCCTGCGCCACCTTGATTTGTTGTTCCTGAATTATCTGCGCCTCCACCACCGCCAGAGCCACCAGCGCCACCAGCATTAGTTCCACGAACACCACCACGACCACCACCAGAAGCTGTAGCAATTCCAGAAATTGATGAATTTGAACCAGCATTGCTTCCGCTAGAAGTTCCTGCACCACCAGCGCCTACTGTTATTGTATAAACAGTTGTAGGAGTTAAAGAAACAGTTGAAGAAAGTAACCCACCAGCACCACCACCACCTCCATTGCCACCGCCACCTGAACCGCCACCAGCTACAACAAGATAACTAATTGAATAAGATTGTGAAGTTAGTCCTATCCAAGCTGTGCCACTATAGACTTCATATTGGTTAGTAGTGGTGTTATATCTCATTGAGCCTGTAGCAGGGCTAGCAGGTCTTTGTGCTGTAGTGCCTGTTGGAGGAACAAAAGCACCTGTAGTACCACTAGCATCAATAATTCCAGAGCTTGCAGATAAAGCTAAAGTACCTGAAGTATCAGCCGTTACATTTAACGCTGTACCTGATGTTGTTCCTGCGGATATAGTAGATGCCATTAATTTACCTTAAACATAAGCTGTAATAAATATATATCCTGCCGTGCCGTTATAACCAGCATTTCCACCAGTACCAGCAGAACCACCAGTTCCAGCAGCACCAACAGCATAAGAATAAGTTGATGATGGGCTTGTAATATAGGCTTTAATTCCACCACCAGAGCCACCACCACTACCAGGCGCACCACTTGCTAATGTATAAGCTCCATTACCACCGTTGCCTACACCGCCACCAAAAATTCCAGAACCGCCTTGACCACCAGCAACATAAGCAGCGCCACCACTTCCGTCTGTGGATGGGCCACCAAGACCACCAGTAAAAGTTGCGCCTGTAGCTGGGCTAGATATGGTAGCCGAACCACCAGCACCACCATAAGCAATAGAAGCCCAACCACCTCCAATGCCGCCATTGGCAGTTAATAATGATGAACCAAAAGTAGTATTACCGCCTGTAGTTCCTGTGCCACCAGTAGTAGTTCCAGAGCCACCACCTCCGCCTCCACCGCCAACCATTTCAATATATAAGTATTTACAACCAGATGGAGTTGTATAAGTTCCTGAACCGCTTGTATAAACTGTAACTTGTGGTGTAGAGCCTCCAAGTTGTGAAGTTAGGGCTACAGTACCAGTAGAAGCTGGCAAAGTTAAAGTATTTGTTCCAGCAACGGCTGGAGCAGCAATGGTAATTGCGCCTGAAGTATCTCCAGAAACAACAATAGAACTCATAAGACCACCCATCTTGAGCCAGAAGGCACGGTTACGGATTGACCTGTAGCGACTGTTACAGGCCCTACGGACATTGCATTATATCCACTAGAAATTGAAAAACTTGCACCAATAGAACCATTATTTTGCACTATACCGTTGCTTGCTGACAAATTAGGCGCAGTTAATGTTGAGCTTGCATAAGTAAAGCTAGAAGAAGCACCAAATGCGCCAGCATTGTTGTATTGCACTTGCGTTGTAGAACCAGCAGGAGTCGCTGAAATAGTTAAATCACCAGAACCTAAAATACTATTTGTATTTATAGTTTTGATGTTTGTTCCGCTGACTAATGCAGCCTGTTTTGCATTAAAAGTAGTCCAATCAGCAGCAGTTAAATAACCCGGTATGGAAGTTGTTGCAGCAGCCATGCTGATAGCAGGAGTTGCTCCACCACTACTTACAACAGGGGCTGTACCTGTTACCGATGTTACTGTGCCTTGTGGATTAGATGCAGTTGTTATTCCAGTAACACGACCATAGGTATCAGTGGTGATTACAGGGATAAGAGTGCTAGAACCTGTTGTTCCTGCTGTAGTTATACCACTTGTAAGGTCTAACACAGGTGCTGCTCCACCCGTGCTTGTGATTCTACCAGTCGTTCCGCTTACGCTTGTTACAGAACCAGTGCCTTTACCATTAAAGGTATTCCAGTCCGTACTTGTTAAATATCCACTGACACTAGCTGTAGCAGCAGGCATTGATATTGCTGGATTTGAACCACCACTTGACACAACTGGAGCTGTACCAGTGACGGACGCTACAGAGCCACCTGCAACTGTTGCCCAAGATGTATTTGTACCGTTAGTAGTTAAGTACTTACCATTGTTACCAGTTTGACTTGGAATAACTGAAGCAGCAGCCGTAGCTGAATTGGCAGCAGCCGTGGCTGAATTGGCAGCATTAGTTGCTGAAGTAGCAGCATTAGATGCTTGAGTTGTTGCTGTAGAGGCAGAAGTAGAAGCACTGGTTGCACTTGAAGATGCGTTGGTTGCTTGTGTTGTAGCTGTAGAGGCAGATGCACTAGCATTAGATGCTTGTGTAGTTGCAGTAGATGCGGAAGTAGAAGCAGATGCAGCAGAATTTGCTGCGTTAGTCGCAGAAGTAGCAGCATTGGTTGCAGAAGTTGACGCAGCCGATGCAGACGAAGAGGCTGCAGTTGCGCTAGAAGCAGCAGCGGTTACACTACTTGTAACACTAGAGGCTGTCGTAGCTGCATTAGCTGCAGAAGTTTCAGCACTGGTTTTAGCTGTCTCAGCAGCAGTTTGTGCTAGTTGAGCAGCATTCTTAGCAGCAACTGCTTCATCACGAGCAAGTACTGTTATCGATGCTTGTGAAGCTGCATCATTAGTTGCATCACCTGAGCCACCGGGACCACGATAAATACCCATTATTAAGCTACCTTAGGTTTAGCTACGGTTTTCTTTACAGGTTTTTCTTCTTCTTGTTTTACTTCTTCAATTACTTCTTCATACTCAGGATGTTGACGCATCGTACGGATGTCATGATCAAGATCAAACTCTACCGTATTGCCTGTTTGCATACACTTAAATATTGCCATGTTGTATCTCCTACAGTTTATTTAAAGAGTCTAAGTAGACCCCTTAAAGAAACTGCCCCACATCTACTGCAGGGCAGAACCTAGTTTCTAGGTATTAGGCTGGAACAGCAAGTGCTACAGCAGAACCATCACGCAACTCTTTAACACCGTAGATTGTATCTGCAGTGAACAAGTTACCGAGGTATTCTTGTTTGTATTGAGTTTGTGAACGAACTGCCATTTGCTCTGCCAACACTGCGAAGTCACGATGACCTAACAATGCGATACGAGCAGCACCAGAACCAGAAGTTGTATCAGCGTTAGTAGAAACGAATACTGGAACACCGTATACGTTACCGATTTCGCCTGTACGGATTGTGTTATTGCTACCAGTTTCGCCAACAAAAGCTTGCTCAGTGAAACGTGCAATACCCATCAATGTGTTACGGCTTGATGGAGGAACGATTAAGAAACGACCGTCCATTGGAA